ATGTTACTGTCGTTAACGTTGGTGGGCCATTTAGTCCGACCGAAGATCGCCCGGCAGTAATGTTAGTTAAAGGTGCCTTCGAAGGTACTATTAAAGTTGTTCCTGCTATTCATATGAGAGATGATACGTATCAAGAAGATCGTCGATGGTCAATGTTTGGTGGTACTTATATTGCTACTTCGGATGGACGATTCTCTGATAAGTGTAAAGAGATCACCGGACAACGTCATTACGGTGCGGTTGCTTTCCATGATCGGTTTGAGGGATAATAATGTTAACTCATAATGATTCTGCAACCGAACTGTTAACCATCTTGCAAGAAGAATGTGCCGAGGTTATCGTTGAGATTTCCAAGGTAAAACGATTCGGTCAAGAGAAGAAGAACATTGACCGTCTCGCCAAGGAAGTAGGTGACCTAGTCTGTATGATAGAGTTGCTTCAGAATTGGGAAGTAGTGTCTTACAGTGCCGTTGAAGATGCACGGCAAGAAAAGTATAGTAAACTTCGTAGGTGGTCTAACCTAAACCTAAGAGACCAGAGTGTCTATTATTAAACCAGAATATCGGAGAATTAAAGTGAAGAAGGTCAAGTCTATAGCGCGAGCCAATCCCGTAGCGAAGTACGCTCGGAAATTTAATCGTGCCGTTACACATATAGACCGAAAGAAAGAAGTTAAGAAACGTGGTTACCCCGAAGAAACTAATTTACAATAGCCCCTTGACAGGCGCCCCTACTATAAGGTATAATGATGATAGTTTCAAAAGAAGTACGTTATGCAATGATTCGTCGAGCAGCATTGAAGATTCAGAAGCATAATAAGCACAGCACGATTATTAAGTCAAACAAACGTCTTGCTGATGAAGTAGTAAGTCTTGATCGCCAAGACTATAAAGCAAATGTACGATGGAAAGATGAAGAGCGATATATTGATACTCACTTTTCAGACGTATATAATTCAACAATTAAAGGAGATTTAACATAATGGCCGATATGCCAGAAAACTTAATTGACTTAGGTCAATATCCACGAAATGATGTAGAACGTATTGCACGTGAATATATACGTTGCGTTTATCTAGAAACTCTACAAACTTTCGCGAAAGAGCATGCTTCTTTAGGTGAAGAGGACGAGACACGTAAAAACGTTCTTAGTACACTTGAAGCATTCGAGCATACTATTGCAATACTCGATGGTAACGAAGAGTTTTTAGAAGCAGTTCATGCTGAACCAGATGCAGCTGCAGACGAAGATTCTGAATTTGAACGTTTTTAAGGAGAACGTATGTTTAATTATGATGAAATAGTAGGAAGACTCAGGGACGGTGTATTACAGGTAACATTTGATAAGGTTAATGGAGAACAACGTATTATGCCTTGTACTCTACAAACCGAATACATGCCTGATATGTCAGAGTCTAAAGTAAACCAAGTGGACGAATTTTCTGTTAACAAATCTGTTATAAGAGCATTCGCAATTGACAAACAATCATGGCGGTCATTCCGCGTTGATAATGTCAAGGCGATTGAAATTGTAAATGGATAAGTCGACTGAAGAGAAGTTCTTAACCAAGAAATCATTCTCTGCTATGATAGAGAGTTTTGTTTTTGCTAATAAGATGTCATACATGGATTCCATTGTACATCTCTGTGAAAAGAATACTCTTGAACTGGAAGACATTAAGAAGTATCTGTCTCCCACTATAGTTGAACACCTAGAGAGTGAAGCACGTCAGTTGAATTTTCTACCAAAACAGAATCAACTAGACGTATAAGTAGTACTGCCCTAGAGGCAATCTCATACATTGTTTATACATTGTTTATATTTAAGTTAATATTATTAAGGAAGTTTTATGTCTTTTGCAAATCTAAAATCCAAATCTATGGATATCTCGAAGCTTGTCGCTGAAGCGAATGCCGCATCTGGTCAAGTGTCAAACTCAAACAAATACCAAGACGACCGCAAGTGGAAACCTACCGTTGATGAAGCGGGCAATGGTTACGCTGTAATTCGATTCTTACCTGCTACCGAAGGTCAAGACCTTCCGTGGGTACGTTATTGGGATCACGCCTTCAAAGGCCCCACTGGACAATGGTACATCGAACGTTCACTTACTACCCTAGGTCAGAATGACCCATTAGGTGAGTTGAACTCTCGACTGTGGAATTCCGGTATCGAAGAAGACAAGGAAACTGCTCGTCGGCAGAAGCGTCGTCTACACTACGTCACAAACATTCAAGTAATGAATGACCCAGCCAATCCTGCCAATAACGGCAAAACGTTTATCTATGAATTCGGTAAGAAGATCTTTGATAAGATCATGGATCAAATGCAACCAGAATTTCCAGGCGAGACTCCGGTCAATCCTTTTGACTTCTGGACAGGTGCATTCTTCGAATTGAAGATCCGTAATGTTGCGGGCTATAGAAACTACGATAAGTCAGACTTCAAAGCACCCACTCCGTTTTTAGATGGTGATGAAGTTCAACTTGAAGCAGTATATAACGGAATGTATGACTTAAACGAGTTCATCATCCCTGACTATGCTGGTGCACATGATCCTAAGTACTTCAAATCTTATGATGAGTTGAAGAACAAGTTGGAGACAGTACTAGGTCTTGCGACTGGTGCAGGCTCTACGCTTAAGAACGAAGCACTAGCACAGTCTGCTGAAGCTGCTCCGGTTCGATCAGCAATTGAACCTACTATTGTTGCAGCGGCAGAACCTGTTGCAGGGATTGTAGCTAAGGAAGAAGATGATACGTTGTCTTACTTCGCGCAGATGGCTGCGGAAGACTAGGTAGTAGAGGTAGTTAATAAGGGGACTCTTCGGAGTCCCTTTTTTATGCTGTTCTTGTAGCGAAGTAAGGATCCATTCTATCAAAGGCAGATATAGGGCCACCTAAGACAGTCGTACCACCGCCACCAGACGATGAGGTGTTTGTACTGTTATCCATGATAACGACAGGTGCGGAAGAACTAATCGCAGATTGTTCGGTGACTAACTTACCAACGTTTTCTGCTGAAGTAGATTTCTGTTGTTGCCCCGAAGAGTTAGATGATATCTGAGTTCCTGCGGATGCGATGTTATTCATCATCTGCACATCTTCGTTAGAGAAAGAGTTTAGGCCTGGCGAGAAGTCAAGTTTCTTCTGACCATCAAACCAACCGTCACCAACAACATAAGGGTTCTCTCCGGTACCTTGACCTTTCATTGCGGCCAGCATAGGTATTGCATATGACATTGTCTTACCGAAATCCCCTATGGAATCATTAACTGCATCATAGTCTGTATCGATAAGTCTATCTAGAGAATCTGCAAGACCATCGATGACAGTAGATATATCTCCAAGTCCTTTAAGGTTGTCAGCATTCAATGTGGATAGTGGTTGTAGACCATTGTATAGTTTAGTGAAGATATCCTCGTCGTCACCACCAAACAATCCACCGACAAAATCCATGACACTAGCGAGACCACTGCCACCCATTAGAGCAACCATACCGATACCTAGTACACCCATTGCTTTACCGACATCAATAAGGTTATCACCATTCAGTTCACTGAGAGGTGCAAGACCAGTCGCAAGGTTTCCTAACATTGTAGCTAGACCTTCCCCGTCTATACCTGCCGCAGCTGCAATATCAAATGCACCAAAGAATCCTGCTAGTCCTAGACCCAGTAGAGGAAGACCGACAGCAGCTGCACTACCGAATGCACTACCGAATGCAATAAGACCACCTAGTGCTACTAGTGATGCACCACTAAATGCATTGAGTCCTTCACCTAGACTTACCATCATGTTCTTGAGTGCAGAACCATCTGTATTCAGTAAGGACATCCCTTTGTCGCCTAATGCTAGACCACCAAAGAATGCACCGATACCAGCACCAAAGAGTCCCATATTAAGGGCACCTTTCATACTACCAAACTTTGCACCAACTCCTGCCAATACGCCCATCGCAAGAAGACCCTCAGTAGGTGTCTCTGCGAATGCTTCACCAAGAGTAATCATATTCTTCTTAGTGGCAGACATATCCGTGCCAATCATCGCTTGTGCTTTATCACCAACAGCAAGACCAGTAAAGAATGCACCGATACCAAAACCTAATGCGCCCAGAGTTGCAACCGCACCAAGGCCTTTCAAAGCGAAACCTAGACCAGCACCAACACCTGCTCCGATACCTTTACCGGCAGACTCTTTGAAACTCCCCTTGCTAGTACTACCCTTGGTATTCTTTTGGATACCAGATAACACCTCGAACATTCTTTTATCAGCAAGCTTGCCGTCACGCTTTTCTTCTAGGTCGTCGCCATCGCCACTTCCATTGTTAATCTGAAACGATTGTGCAACCTTCAATACGCTAGTATTAATGGTGTCTAGTTTTTTGCCAGAGGTTTCTATCTTAGATAACACGGTATCCATATAGTCATAGATATCCGTAGCGACCTCAATCATGAGGTCGTTCTGTTCTCCAAGTTTCTCTGATACTCGTTTAAGACTCATTGGTTATCCTTTCTGTTTAGCTCTCTGATTCTTCTCGTTGATATCGTCAACTAACATCGTTAGGTAAATCTCTCTCTCCCAAGGTATCATTCCTTCTACCTCATCCAACGAGTAATTAAAATTATTTAGTAGTTGGAAGTTGACTTGGTAGTAATTGGCTAGGGTGTCATGAGAGAGATTTATCAAAAAAAATCGTCAAGTCCTTTCAGTATTTTCTTATTAGTATGGCCGCATGATGTACATACGAATTCTAAGTCTTGGGTCAATGCCGGTATCGAAGCAGCAAAGGTAGAAACCTTTCCGAACTGTTCGGTAGTCATTGACTCCAAGAATTCTATAATTTCTTCTTTTGGTTCATCTTTAATAGCGAACCTTTCTTCGTCGGTCAACACCGAATCTAAACAAGTGACGATGAGTTGAAGTAACGCTTCAGTTGTACTCGTACTGTCTAAAAGAGTTTGATTAGATAGGAATTCCTCGTAGGTCGGGAACTTCATCTTAACAGTAATCTCTTCGGTGATTGGTATCAACATCTCCGGCAAATCTCCGATGACCTCTACCTTATCAAGCTCGACAGTGACCTCGTTATTTACCTCACACTCTTCACAAGGTACAAGTATGTTAGCGGTCTCGCCAACAGACTTAGCACGTATCTTGGTGAACATGTAATCCACATCGAAGGTTGTTAGTAACCCACCGATAGGTTCTTCCACACATGCCTCGATCGTTCGTATAACTGCCCTAACTAGGTCTTGTCGGTTCTGCGCTTCAAATGCTATGAGAAGGTTCTTCTGTTCCTTTACAAGGAACGGTCGATAGACCACACTCTGACCCGTCGAGGGGATTTTCATTTCATATGTTGGTGCTGCATTCAGTTTTGGTAAAGCCATGATGTATCCTATATTATATAATTAAATTAATCCACCTAAGTTAAAGTTGAAATTACCATCAACTAAACTTCGTTTATCTTCTATCACTTTCCAGTTGGTGTACGAGAATTGCATTGTACACTCAACCAGTTGTCCGTCGTTACTCAGTTGTATTGAACTGAGCGATGTAGGGAATGCTTCTAGTAATTCTATACTGTATATAGATGCACCCCCAACATCAAAATCAAACTCTAACGGCCCAAGATCGAAACCAAATCGGGCGATAGGTTTACGCAACTGTCGTATAGTAATGTTTTTCGAATAGTTGTTCTTGTAACCTACCTCTCCCATCTTTAGAGTATTCGCAAATTCTGCTTCTGCGGCTTTGGTAGCTGCCTTATCTTCTGGAGATGCGTCTTCTCCAGTGGCGGTGGGTTTTACCTTATGGTTCATACCCACTATAGTGTTTGCCCACGTATCAAAATACTTCTTAACACCGTAGTCGTTCAACACATAGAATGTTATTGAAACGTCTTCTACTGCAAAACCATTGGCGATCTTCTCGTTGAATATACCGACAGTTCTATCCAGGCTCATTATCTGCCGGCCAGGTAAAGTAACGTCCTTACATATAACGTTTAGTTCTCGTGCACCTACCTCTCCCATAGACGGAAGTGAAACCGAAAACTGATTGGCCATCGCCATACCATTCTTAGAGGTAAGTTTGCCTTTTAGTTCTTCTATGCCTGACATCTATTAACCACCTATCTTTTTCTTGGAGTCGGAGTATACCTTCTTGGAGTTCGCCTTCTTGAAACTTGCGGTCGGTAGGAATGTAGCGATCTCCCACTCAGGTGCAGGCACCAATGCGAACTTGCTTTGTACATGTTTATTCAAGTAATGTTTGAAACACGGTTGGAAGTACTTCAACTTACTACTCTTAACCAACAACTCATACGACATTTTGAATCGAGTAGAGTCATTGAATTTATTGTTACTGGTAATATCCATTAACGCGTCCAACATCTTCGCACGTAGGATAGGAGGTAGATAGTGTAGGTTCAATCCATAGAACCCACCCTCGGCAGGCCCCACAACTACAACCAACGGAAACGTATCGTAGTACGGTAGTGTATCCTTATGCTTAGGGTCATAGAAGAACATGTACATGCTACCGACGATCTCTTGACCCGTTTGTTTTATAGGATCTTCTTTCATCAACTCCTCACGTTTGATACTCCGAAGATTCTTAATCTTTTGTCGAAACCAATTACGTGATTCTTTTGTGCGTGGTGTAATACCAGCACGGAACGCTTGTAGTTCTAATCGTTGAAATATGTTAGACATGAATGCTTCCGTTAAAATTCCTACTTCTATTTATACAGAATGTATCCAGTTATCTATATTGAGAGTGTAGTCTTTGGCCACAAAGTTCACAATCTTAGACACATTGTCATAGTCAACATCTAAAATAAGGAACCGTTCTGCTCTAATATCATCACCAAAGAACCAGTTTATGACTGTCGCATGGTGTTGGGATCTATAGGTGATCCAATTCCATACTACCTCTTGGGTAGTAAGGGGTTTGCCTGGCACCATTGTCTCTTTACACTTCTCAAGTATGGGGGTGTTCATTCTGTTCTCTACAAAAATCGCTTCGGTTACACAGTTCAATATGAAGTATGCATCTGGGTACGCCTCGTACAGTTGTCGGTAGTATTGATTACCTTCGATGTAGTCGTCGTTTTCAAAATAAGTCATGTTAATATAAACATTACTGTCACTGATTGTATGCAGTGGATCGTTACCTGCTACGAGGTTACGTTTGATAGTCTTCGCAAGGTTTCTTCTATCCGAACTTATACTTGCGACAGAGCAACCGCTGTCTAGCATAAGATCGATTAATGGTTGGTCGGACGAATTGTCCATACCAATGAAGAATACCTTTGGGCTCATTTCTTTTTCTTTCGGAAGGGTGCTAGTTTTTTAATAGGTTTCTTGGTACGCATCTTCTGGGTAGACTTGGGCATGATACCCATGGCAGTCAGTTCTTTTTCAGTCCAGATCTCAAAATGGTATCCCCGATCATCTGCATACTTCTTAGCAGCTGTCCACTTAGACTGATTCTTAATGTACGTCATACCTTCGTTTAGTACGGTACGTCGAGACTTCCCCTGTTTACGTTCAGGTAACTTAGTCTCCTTGAATGGTTTGACTTCTACCAGTACAACACGACCAGACTTGTACTTGATAACGAAGTCCATGAAGTATCGATGAGGTTTCTTGTCGGTCTCGCAGATGTAAGGTAGCACGAGTTCTTCGGACATCCATTGTACGATATCCAAACTGTCGTCGCACCACTTCATTACGTAGCGTTCCCATCCCGAACGGTAGACGACGTTGTCTACATCGCCGGCGTACTTCTCTGGGTTCTTTGGTTTGTACCTACCTTTATAGGTCTTCATACTACTCTTTCTAATAATACCATGTAGTTCTGCCAATCCGTTGCAGGGTATGTAAACTCTTGAACTTTCCTGTACGGAAAATCGTCCTTATTTAAATAGTGATGTATTAACTCCCTAGGACGTATCTCATCGTCTACGGTAGACATACATTGCACGTAATCATCAATTAGTATATAGGGCGTTTTAGCTGCATTACATAGATTCATATCACTTGACATACCATCGGTTCTATGATCACCATCGATAAACACCATGTCGTAATGTTCTATTGTAGTCGGGTCGATATCGAAAGAACTCGTCTTAGTAAATTCGAAACGCTCACCGAACCTGTCTTTAATTTGTGCGGCATTCACCAACGTGTGTTCGTATTGACAAATGTCTACCGAATGATATACCAGATCTTTGTTCACAGTCATAAAGGTATATGCGCTGTGTCCGTAGTTGAACCCAATCTCTAATACGTTTTGACAACGAGTCAGTTTGCATATAACATGTATCATGCGACAAGTGTGCTCACTCGGTATAATATGACCTTCTTCGTAGGGCCATCCGTCGGTGAGGAACTTACATTCTTTTACTAGATTCATTTTAAAGATGTCTCCGGATATGTATAAATAGTATGACAGTATTTATAAACATAGGTATACCCCCATGATCAAAGAATTTCTTAACGTTCTTAGTGATTCACTTCTAGGCGATAAGTCAGAGGCAGAGAAAGGTTCGGCGACTCCTCTTCACACCGTTATGTCTAATCCTAACAAGTTGACATATCCGCTCAACGATCAAGAGAGATATGGTGCAAACATAACCTTCAAGATATTTGAGATAGTCCCTCCTTCCCTGAAAGGCGCACCCAATGCTGTCAGTGAACTTTTAGGTGCCGGAGAAAAGGGGGATTCTAAATATCGAGAGTTGAACGAAAAAAGTAAGGATATTGAAAAGAGATATGCCAGCAAAGAGTTAAGTTATTCAGAATATAGAGAGGCACAGACTAGGGTCAGTAATGCTATGGACGTTAGATACGTTGAGAAACATGGCAAAGAAAGTCCTATGGAGTATTCCGATAGAAGCATAGAAGACACCGGAAACATGGTCAAGATATATCTACCTATCGCATTCACCCAAGCGGATGGTTTGAACTATGCATCTCCTGAACTCGGGCCAATGGGTGCAGGAATGACCTCAGCGCTGAGTTCAGGTAAAGGTATCCTCGAAACTCTAGGAGAAGCTACCGAGAAAGGTTTATCTAACCTGACCGATATGGTACTTGGTAACCTACAAGGTGCTACCGCAGGACTCGCATTACAACGAACTGCAGCTGCAGTTAACGGTACCGCCGGCAATGCTACTTCTCTTGCATTCGGTGTAACGGTGAACCCTAATACAAGAACTGTATTTAAGGGTGTCAATATTCGTGAGTTCTCCTTCCAGTTCAAGTTCATTCCCAAGTCAGCGATGGAAGCGAAAGAAGTCGAAAAGATTATAAAACGATTTCGTGGTTACGCATACCCAGACCCAATACGAGTTGGTGGAATAAGTGCAGGATACAAGTACCCACACATGTTCGAGTTGGATCTATTCTACGAGAACGATGCTGGGATTAAAAAACGTATCGGTACTAAGATGAAGAAATGTCATCTGAAAGCAATCTCTACCAGTTACAACTCAAGTAGTATGGTGTACCATGCTGACGGATACCCTGTCGAGATTGATCTATCTCTTAACTTTGTAGAAGAGAGAACACTAAACCGCGAAGATATTATGGATGAGGATGGTTTCTAATGTCATACTTTAACGATTTCCCATTACAGTTCTATTCCTTCGGTGACGGAGAAGAAACTGCACTGGTACAAAACCTTGCCGTCTATGTAGATATTCTGGACGACATCAAAATGAACTCCGCTTTTTATCAAGACTATAATATACAGGGTGGAGAGAGACCAGACCAGACTGCATTTATGTTGTACAAGAACCCACACATGCATTGGACGTTCTACTTTATGAACGATAAGATACGTGAACAAGGTTGGCCAGTAGCATACAATGATGTCGTCAAACGAGTTAAATCGGATTACCCTGATTATGTACTTACCACACAAGACTCCATACACAGCATCCTCGCGATAGGGGACACCATAACTGGTGCTATGAGTCAAGCGGTAGGTATCATTAAGTACAAGAACCTAGACCTAGGACAGATCTACGTAGAGGTTCAGGGTAATGTGAAGTTTCAACAAAGTGAGATGGTGGTGTCTAACACAGACATTAATGAACATGTCGACCTCATCGCTGCGACTCAGGGTTACCTTGCAACACATCACTATGAAGTGAATGGCGAACATGTAGACTTGGATCTGACGGACATGAGTGTACCTACGAATGCGGTACCCGTAACCAACCTAGACTCCTACCTAAATGATAACGACAGGCTGAAACAAATACGTGTTATCAATCCAAGAGAAATCAATACAGTACAACAATTGTTTAAAGAAGCCTTGAGGTAATAATGTCCAACGATGCTAATAATCTAGTTAATATCGAATCTGTTATAATTGAACAGAAAGAATCTAAGCTATCTACTGAGATAGCGAATGGGGTTTCTGATATTGATATATTCGAGCATTTAGATAAACCTTACCTAACTGCTGTATTGGGTTATACCGATAGGGATAGTGTCGTCTCTCTTATGAATATCTCTGGCGGAGAAAAGATACATATCAAACTAAAGAGTAATCGCCCACAAACTGTAAGTGTTTCCAAAACATTCTTCATCGATAAAATAATCCTATCCGATAAGAGTACAGAGCTATCAGAACTCTATGTGTTCCACCTGATAGAAGACATTGGATACATGTCTAACCTAAAAAATGTGAACCAACCTTACAGTGGTAAACCTAGTGACATCATTAGTAAGATCTCCAAAGAGTTTCTCGATACCACGGTCGTACACACAGGCGAAGTCCATCAATCGATGAAGGTCATTATACCTAACCTAACTCCGATTGATGCTATGTGTTGGATAAAGAACCGAGCCTCTACTGGGGAGGGGTATCCATACTACCTATATTCCACACTAGTCGACAAAGAACTACAGATGAAAGATTTGCACTCTCTTATGACACCAGTCTCAATGAATCCCAAGACCCCTTATTCTTTCACTGGATCCTCTCTTGCTGAATCGAGTTCAGATCGTACAACATCTGATCGCACCATTATTAGGTATCAATCAAAGGATACAGAGAACCTATTCAAACTGATACAAAAAGGACTGATTGGTTCGGAGTATCGCTACATAAACGTTACTAAGAATAAGGTAGACACGTTCTCATTTAACGTAGATACTGAGGTGATTGCACGACTGAAGACTGATACTATCATCAACAAGGGTATTCCATTGTTTGACAATGGTAAGTACAAAGATATCACAGCTGATATGAAGAGTAGAAGTATGAGTCAGATAGGTGGATCTTCTGCGTACGAGGGCGGCAAGTCTTACTCAGAGAGTGGAGCGGTAGCACAGTACAAGTTCAACATCATTAACCGAGCCATGACTCATATGCTAACTAATAGTAAGATAGACTTTGTGCTTGAAGGTACAGAGTTCTTGGACGGTAATGCTAACAAAACACTGGGTAGAAAGATATCTCTCAGGTTTCTACGTAACAAACTAGAGGAAAGTTCTGTTAACGTATATGACCGTAAGAAGTCAGGGGACTTCCTCATCTTTGCATGTAAACATTCTATATCACGGAATTCATACTATGTGACAATGTCTGGTGTGAAACTATCTAATGGAGAGGTACAATGATCCCTAGTGACTTTATTGAATATTATGGAGATCAGACTCGTTGGTTCCTTGGTGAGGTTGTCAAGGTAAAGGACGACCCATTGAAACTCGGACGTGTTAAGGTTAGGGTAGTTGGGGTACATGATGACAAAAAACTCATCAAAGAGGATCACCTACCTTGGGCACAGATCGTTGTACCTGTTACTCAGGGTGTCCATGAAGGTAAGGGACAGTACCTAGGTATCCTAGTGGGTACCCAAGTATTCGGTATCTTCTTGGACGGACAGAACTCTCAGTTACCTATGGTGATTGGTACTGTACCTAAAGAAGGTGATGCGAACCCTAAGGCGGATGCCAACTATCCTACCAACAAAGTGTACGAGACAGAGTCGGGACACTATAAAGAGTATGATGATACGGCTGGTGCTGAACGTATTAAAGAAGCACACACGTCTGGTACTTACTATGAGATGCAAGCGGACGGTTCTATTGTTACGTTCATCACTAAAGACAGCTACTCAATAGTACTTGGAGACGAGTCGGTAACAATCGCTGGTAAGGTAACTATTAATGTCGGTGGTGATGTGGATCTAACTGCGGGCGGTACAGTCTCTATCAATGCTAAAAACCTTAAACTGAACTCGTAATGGCATATCAGTTACCGTGCGATGGATCAACTCTACCTACTAAGGCTGGGTTCGTTCAGGTATACAATGATATCCTAATGATGCCTAGTAAGTTGAAGGCATACTCCGTTGCGAACCCAAACTTGGATGTCGAGGTACAGAAACAAATAGATGATGCCATCAAACAGATAGAAGACTTTGCTGAATTGCAGTCCAGTATACTATCTCCGTATTGGCAGAAAGGACAGATACGTAACTGGCAGAAAGAAGCTAACGATGCATGGTCGGAACTGATTGACGAGTTTCACATATACATCCCAGTTAAGATGCTTGATATGATATCGACTATCATCCCAGTAAGTTTCGAGGTATCGCTGCTGGGTATAGAGGTTGACCTACTCAAGATATTGGATAAAAAGGAACAAGAGAGTATCAAGAAACAAATCACCGATGAGGTAGACAGGTATTATGCTATGGTACCCGAAGGGTATCAGTACTACAAAGGTGAGTTCGGTGTTGAGTGTGATGAGTGGAAGGGTAAACTTACTTGGGCATATTTTAAAAACGAGTTGGTTAAGTTGTGTACCAATTTATTACAGTCTACCTTCGGAGCATTGATCGACAAGTTCAAGACGATATGGGATACCTTGGGTCTACCTAGTCTACCTGCTTTATTAGACTTCGATGTAGAGACCTTTATACGTGCAGAGATAGAGTCTGCAAAGGCTAAGGGTGAAGCGCTAAAGGATGACGTAGAGAACTTCAGTGTAAACGCATATGTCGTAGATCAACTCAAAGGAGTGTCCTTGTTCGGTATGTCTCTTCTGGATATCATTGGGGGTGAGATCGATACCAATGTAGTAATACCGGAAGACCAGATAAACGAAATGGTACGTGCGGCTAGAGATTGGTTCGCACAGTGGCAGAAAGAACTGATCAACCTATGGATCAAGAAGATCAAGTCGTTCCTAGACGCAATCGGATTAGGTTCACTACTTGACTTCCTAACACTAACATTCTGTGATGTCCTTGGATTAATAGGTATCCCGACATCATTTGATTTAACGCTACCTGAATTACCTGAAATTGGAGAGGTCATACCTAATGGCATACAGTGAGAAGTTACTAGACCACTATGAGAACCCTAGAAACGTCGGAGTGATGGACGAGAAGTCTGTTAACGTCGGAACAGGTATGGTGGGTGCACCAGCATGCGGTGATGTTATGCGACTACAGATACTAGTGAACGATGACGGTATCATAGAAGACGCGAAGTTCAAGACCTATGGTTGCGGATCAGCAATTGCATCTAGCTCGTTACTGACCGAATTGGTCAAGGGTAAACACTTAGATGATGCAATGCTAATAAAGAATACCGATCTTGCATTGGAGTTAGCATTACCTCCAGTGAAAATACATTGTTCGGTACTGGCAGAAGATGCTATTAAGACTGCCATTAGAGATATAAAAAGTAAAAGGAAGGCATTCAGTTAGCATTACCTGAAATTGGTGTTGCGGTTTATGTATAAATAGTATGAAAAGAGTTAACCCATTATGGCAAAAGCATTCTCAATAGAAGACGGTAACCTACAGAACAAACCGATCACATCCTCGATCGATCGTATCAATAAAGATATCGACTGTTCTTTTACACCGAATCCTACCACAGGTGACATCTACAAGAAGACAGACGCTAACGCAGTCCGTCAATCTGTGAAGAACCTCTTAATGACAGAGAAGGGGTCTATGCCATTTCGTCCGTATTATGGTGCAGGGTTGGACGGTATATTATTCTCCCTATCTACCGACTTGGACGAGGAAGACATAGTGTCACGAGTACGTTCTACCATAGCCAACTATGAACCTAGAGCGGAACTACAAGATGTAAAGGTTACTATTAAACCAGATTATAATTCGGCAGACCTAACGATAATATTTGGTGTGGTTAATACCACCAAAGTTGTCACACTAGGTCTAACTATTGCAAGGGCAAGATAAATGACTATTAATACTTCTGACTTAGATTTTTATGATATCAAGTCCAAACTAAAGACATACTTCCGAAATAGTGGAGAGTTTGAGGACTATGATTTTGATGCGAGTGGTCTGTCTAACATTCTAGATGTACTAGCATATAATACCCATATTAATGGTCTTATCGCTAACATGTCTATCAACGAGTCGTTTCTAAGTACCTCTCAGTTACGTTCGTCTGTTATATCCCATGCAGAGAGTCTAGGGTACTTCCCTAAGTCCGTTACTGCTGCTCGTGCTAAGGTTGATGTAACCATCACGATACCAACACCCCCTTCAACCTTTACCCTACCTAGGGGTACAAGTTTCTTTGCTTCTATTGATGAGACCAACTATGAGTTCTTCACTATAGAGAATTATAGTGCGGTCAAGGCCGTGAATAATAATACATTCACCTTCACTGGAGTAACTCTGGTAGAAGGTAAGAATAAATCTAAAACCTTCCTTGCCGATAATAACATCGATGTACCTTACGTAATACCGGAAAGCACTATAGACACTTCTACCATGTTGGTCAACGTGTTCCCTAATGGTACAACTAACCTGTCTAACATATACCTAAACATTAAAGAGGTTGCTACTATTGACGACAACTCTCGTGTGTACATGGTACGTGAGTCACATAATGGTAACTACGAGATTGTATTTGGAGACGGTAACGTATTAGGAACTAGACCAGAAACGGGTAACGTTATTAAGGTAGACTATATTGCGACTCACGGAGCAGCTGCAAACGGTGCAAAACTGTTCTCCCTAAATGAGTATACTGGTACAGACTACGTAGTGAATGTAACTACAGTTTCTAATTCTGCTGGTGGTTCAGATATCGAGTCTATACAGTCGATCAAGTTGAATGCTCCTCTTGCATACTCTGCGCAGAACCGATTGGTCACCGCAGAAGATTACTCAGGTATGATTCAAAGTAAGTATGGTGCATATGTTAAGGACGTGGCGACATGGGGTGGTAACGACAATGTTCCTCCACAGTACGGTAAAGTATTCGTCAGTCTAAACTTCCTAGATGGTGTGGACGACTCTTCTAAGATAATGGTCGAAGGAATGATTAAAGATCAATTGACTTCTAATCTATCTATCATGTCTATTGATACAGTGTTCGTTAAACCTCAGATCACGAACCTAGAATTAAGGACATCCTTCAACATAGATCCTATTAAAAATACGACAACCGAAGAAGTTCTAGAGACACAGGTCAAAGAACTTATCCAAAGTTACATGAACGTTAATCTGAACCAATTCAATTCAGTGTTCCGACGTTCGAATATATTAACATCGATAGACAATCTCTCTAGTGCTATTCTAAACTCTAGGATGGATGTTAAGGTACAGCAAACAATCAATATTACTGAACTGGTTGCAGATCTTGAAGCAGCTCAGGTAGCAGCAGGTATCGCGTTCAACACATACATCGAACAGGACTATACACTTAATTTCCCAGTCATTTTAGCTGCAGCAGATAAAGATGATCATATAATAACGTCGACCATATTCAAATCAAAGGGTCAGAACGTATTGATAAATAATGTAATTGGTTCAACCCGACTACAATTAGTAGATCTAGAGGGTGTTGTGAAGATACCTAATATAGGTTCATATGATCCTGCTAAGGGTAAGGTTGTCATAAATGCATTACGCGTGGACAAGTCTGGGTACTTAGGTGATGGTATAAAGGTAAGCGCAACCCCTGCAAACCAGAGCACAATTAATCCACTGAGAAACTACATCTTCAGTTTGGATAGCGAAACATCTACCACCGACGGTAAAGTCGACTCCGGAGTCACTAAGGTTATATTGTAATGTCACAGTTTCTCGCCAATCAGTACAGAACGAATACTAAGTTCCACCAGAATAATGTAACTCAGATTCTTCCGGAATTCTATCAAGAAGAATACCCTGATCTTATTAGATTCATAGAGGCGTATTACGACTATACTGGAGAAGATGGTTCTGCTTCATTCAACGATCAAATTCAAAACTTATTTGATTTAAGAAACATATCGTCAACTGATATAAAACATCTGGATCTTTTGATAGGAGAGATAAGTAGCGGTTTAGAATCGTCTTCATTCTATCAGAATCCTCGGTTGATGACGCGGCTTCTTTCAGATCTATATCGTGCTAAAGGTACACAGATATCCGCAGAGCATTTCTTTAAAGCATTCTTCAACGAAGATATTGAAGTAACTTACCCAAAGAAAGATATCTTCATACTGAATGATAAATTGGGAGGTTCTTTAGTTGGGCCGGGATCATTACATTATATTCAAGACGACAAGAGATATCAGATATTTTCAGTTCTTTTGAAAACAGGTATATCCTTTAGTGATTACGAAGATCTCTACAAGAAGTTGGTTCACCCAGCTGGATTCCATTTAGCAGCAGACGTAGTAATCCAAAGCTTAGGAGTAATTAATGTTCGTGCTGGATTGACGACAGATCCACTTGCACCGTCTGAAGCTCCACTATATCTTGTCAGTCACGCTTCCCCTCTTGCGGATACACAATATGCATTGTTGACTATGAATGAGACGGATGCGACAGACGCGGAGTTTATTCTCAGTTCTGCGAAGATACTAGACCAGTATCAATATTTGACTCTAGAAAGAATGGAAGAAATTTACGGAACTATTGCGGAATGGGCATCCCCAACTTCCGTATCTATGGCGAATCAAAATATATACATGTCGGATAATGCATTTTCCACTGATGCTGACGAAGCAGAAACAACCTTATGAGAGTAGTAGTTACATAAACAATACGGACATACTAATTCTGGTATCTAAATACATACCATATAAAACCAAATAAAATTTAGGAAAATGTAATGACTAGACAGATCATAGGATTGGGCGCAGCTGCAAACAGTAATAGTGGTGATACACTTAGAGTTGCCGGTGATAAGATCAATGACAATTTTAGTGAGCTATATACTCTACTCCAGTTAACTGATTCTGGTGGAATTTCTCTCGAAGATCTTATCAATCTAATCAATTCTTCTGTGAGCGATCAGATAGGAAGCGGAGGTGGCGGTGGCGGAGTAGATTCCGCTACTTTAGCAAACATCACAACTTTGATAGAACGATTAGATGTTATTGATACAATCATTGACAGTGATGTAGACGCAAGTGCGACAGCAAGATCTGTCCTGCAAACATACATCGATGTTAATGGAGTTGACATCACGGTACTTTCTCAAGACATCGTAGATCTTAGAGTAACCTTAGAGAACAGTATTGCATCTGCAAACAGTACTCTAACTGCACGTATCGACCA